AAAGTTTTGAGGATTAACAAATGACAACTATTACCAGAGAAAACGCGGAAATTAAATCATTCATCACTGGTTTCCTGAGCGACCCGGCGCACGACAACCAATCTACAGACAGCCTGCTTGCCAATGTGTTTCGTATCGCACAGGCATCGCTGGAAGCAGAGCCTATTGGTGAAGTTTCAGAGAAGCGACACGGCCTTGTTATGGATGGAACGGTAGACCTTGGCGGGAAATCAACTTATCGCATCATTAAGGGAGAAAAAGCGATGAAGTTGTTGCCGTTGGGGACGAAGTTTTATACCGCACCGCCAGCGCCGGTAATACAGGCTGATGTCGCGCAAGCAATTGAAAATCTCAAGCAGAAATTAGTGGAATGCAATCGCTATAACTACTGCGCAGATGCAGTTAAGGGCGTAGAGGATGCCTGCCACGCTGCCATGCTTCAGGGTATCCAACCTGTAAGCCAAACTTACAACTTGCCAGAATTAATCGAAGGGATGGAAGTTTCCATTGATGTAAGCACTTGTGATGCTGATTTAGGTAATCGCTATTTCGGCACCGTCACCGAGGCGTTAGAACTTGATACAGCCAAGAATGGTTACATCCTCCTGGTTCAGGACGCAGAGCCAAACTTCGATGTAAATGGCAACTCTCCGGGAACTCCGGATAGTTGGATAAGCTGTAGTGATCGAATGCCTGAAAAGGGCCAGAACGTGCTTATTTCGGTGAATTTCGATAGCTCTCTGGTTGAACCGCTAATATGCTCCGCACGCTATACCGGAAGCACCTTTCGGCGCGGAGATGCAACGATTAAGCCGGGTAATGGTATTGAGCAAGCAACTCACTGGATGCCGCTACCGGAACCGCCGCAGGAGGCGAAATGATGGATGTAAAAGAGAAGGTTTTGCAGGTGATGCGTTCCCGGGCTGCCCTCCAAGATAAAGCTCTCGGCGGGGAATATCCATTCAGGATGGCAACCTGGAATTTGCGGTTGGCAATGGAGAAGGAATTTCCTGATGAAGAATGGCGTTCGGCAGATTTGCGCAAAATTCTTATGGAGATTGCTAAAGACGGAACAGTATCTAAAGATAAACATGCCAGCCGGATTGGTCAGGCAGTATGGAGACTGGAGGAGCGGTAATGGCTAACCTGCAACTTGCCGTCAAAGGTGAATACTTCGATGCCATGATTCGCGGGGAGAAAACGGAAGAGTATCGCCTGTGCAATGACTACTGGAATAAACGCCTCGTTAATCGTAAGTATGACCGCCTGATTATCACAAAGGGATATCCGAAGCGCGACGATTCCAGCCGCAGAATTGACGTCCCGTATGACGGATATGAAATCAAGACAATCACACATCCACACTTCGGAGATAAACCGGTAAAGGTGTTCGCGATAAAAGTAAAATTAACACGGAGTAATTATGTGGTGCGGTAATAATCATGGCGGAAGCCAGATGATACTTACCGAATATACGTTCGACCACAAAACCAATAAATCACGTTCAGTATATTTGCTTCGGCACAATAGCCGCGTAAGAAATACCGTGCTGGAGCAAAATCTGACTGTTGAAATGGATAATTTGGGAAACTTCAAGCCAACAATATCGCTTGATGATTTTCCTCGTGGTTTAAGCGAAAGAGAAGCAATGCTGAAATTAGCAGAATGGTTACAAAGATTGAGCATTGCTATTGAGGATAACTGGATTCAACCATAATGAAAAACAGAAAGAAAGATTGCTATGGCAACATTTAGTAAATTAGCAGTAATTATGATTTTATTAATCCCCCTCACTGTTACAGCAGGGGAACAGCAACATTGCACAAAAGAGAATGAACACCCTTTCATCGTTATTCAATGTGATGACGGAACGGTGACAGTGGTTAATGTAAGAAATGACCGTGTAGCTGTATGCCGTAAAGGCGAACCATGCAAGGAGATAAAGCTATGACCAAAATCACTAAAGAGCGTATATCAGAGATTATTTCCCGTATCGAAATGTATGGTCACGGTGCTGGATATACGGCAGATGAAGTATTGGCACTTGCCCAAATGGCTTTGGCGGCTTGCAAAGATGATAAAAAAATGAAGCTTATCGACTTGTTAGTGAAGGAGCTGCCTAAGTGCGGCGGGTGGCCTGATGGAATGAGTTATTGTTACCTACCCAGTGTCAATTTAATGGTACCATGCGCGACTTTTGCTTTTGGCTCAGACCTCAAAAAAGACACTTTCTTTGGGCGCAATTTTTGTTGTGAGATTGAGCTTCCAATTGGTGACCTTGATAGCGATGAATACCAGTCAGTTGTCACTCGCGAACAATACGAATCAGCTCTCATAGCGTCGCAGAAAGTCGAGTTCAATGGTGATGAACCTGAAAGTAAGGCTTACAGGTTAGATTTTGAGCAATGGCTGGAGCAGCAACGCGGGGAAATCGATGTGGACTGCGGTTGTGTGTCTGCGGAAACATTCATGCACTGGTTGCGGGTAGCTTATGAGGCTGGGAACCATCCGGTTCTTCCGGATAGTTCCCAACAAGCGCCCAGGAAAAGCGTAAAAACCACTCTGGAAAGAGGCTATCTTGAGGCCGCATTAAAGATTAAGCCGGGCCATACGCTAGGCGTCATTGATGCCATGTTGGTTCATGAAATGGCTAAGGCTTTATTGCCGCTGGTGGCTGATAAACATGAGGCGGGCCATGCCAACGAAAGCTGAGTTACAGGCTCGCGTAGAGATTCTTGAAAAAGAAAATGCGAGTCTAAAAGGAATGCTGGCGCGGGCGGAAAGGGAATTATCAGGCAAATTATTGCCAGAAGAGCTGCCACCAGCAGATATATCTGATCGAGTGTCCTGGTGGATGAAGTATTTCCGTGCACCGTGGGAGGCGTTTTGGTGCTACGACCATCGCAGATGGTGTGATGAGCTTGATAGCAGTTTCCCCTATTTTGCGGAAGGGAACTCTTGCCCTGAATGTAGGAGTTAATGATGACCGGCGATAACGCGTTTGCACCAAAGGTGTCTCTTTAATGTATACTGTATAAATGAACAGTATTATTGAGGTGAAAACGCTATGGGCTTCCCTTCTCCTGCGGCGGATTATGTTGAAAGCAGAATTTCTCTTGATCAGCAACTAATCAGGCATCCATCAGCGACATACTTCATGCGGGCGGCAGACAGCCATCACCGTGAGGGAATATTGCAGGGTGCTTTGCTGGTGGTTGATTCCTCGCTTACTCCGGTTGATGGCTCTCTGCTTGTGTGCGCTATGGAGGGTGAATATCGCATAAAGAGATACCGAAAGTATCCGCGCCAGCACCTGGAGGATTTAAGCACCGGGAAGAAAGAGGCGTTACCAGTGGATGACGATGGATGCACGGGGAGTAATGCTGTTTTTGGTGTGATCACTCATGTCATCAATGATGCCCGAAGTGGGGAATTTGATGATTGTCCGGTGATTTAAGCTGCAAAGTGCTGGTGCTTTATGCCTGTGAAATTTATAATTGTGTACACATAACGAGTACACGAGGTGTTTATGCAATCCATTAACTTCCGTACCGCGCGCGGCAACCTTTCTGAAGTGCTCAACAATGTTGAAGCCGGGGAAGAGGTTGAAATCACCCGCAGAGGCCGTGAGCCAGCAGTAATTGTCAGCAAGGCTACTTTCGAAGCCTACAAAAAAGCGGCGCTGGATGCTGAATTTGCATCCCTGTTTGACACCCTGGACTCCACCAACAAGGAACTGGTTAACCGATAATGAGGCATATATCACCGGAAGAACTTATTGCGCTTCATGATGCGAATATAAACCGCTACGGCGGCCTGCCGGGAATGTCAGATCCGGGTAGGGCAGAGGCCATTATCGGGAGAGTTCAGGCCAGAGTTGCCTACGAAGAGATCACCGACCTTTTCGAAGTCTCCGCCACCTACCTGGTGGCTACGGCGAGAGGGCATATATTCAATGATGCCAATAAGCGTACCGCGCTAAACAGTGCGCTACTATTTCTACGCCGTAACGGTATACAGGTATATGATTCTCCCGTGCTGGTGGAACTTGCGGTGGGGGCTGCAACTGGTGAAATCCCCGTATCTTCAGTAGCGGAAAAACTACGTGAACTATATGGTTCCAATATTTGAAAAGAAGCCCGCTCAACCATGCGGGCTTCTTACTATCACTCAATGATTTTTTCTGCTGTCAGCCAGCTAATTTCTTGCCTGTCTTTCGGCGGTTTTAGCATGTGGGCGTATTCAGCGACATTCTCCCACGGAATTGTTTTTGCCCACTCAACGATAGCATTGTGATCTGCAGTGAAGAGTGGAATGGTGTGCGATTTCAACCACTCTAATGTTGTAACGCCATGTTTTTTTGCGTGGTGCTGTGCATGATGCCGGGCTATCACTTGTAATGGCATTGTCCATTCACTACCATCAGGCATTGAAAAGCGCATTGTTTTCGGCATATCTGATTCAAGAACAGCCTCCCGAATACCCGGGAACTCACCAAGAACCATGCGACGGTAATCATCGCCGATTTTACCACCATACATTTCTGCAATCCCATCAAGATAATCTTGAGTAAGCAGAGGTGATTCTTCTGCGTTCAGCTTGATGGCTGTATAAATACCACATGGATTTTCTTCAGTTTTTGCACGACCATGATGGGAATCGTAAAAGTGTCCATGTTCCTCCTCTGGAGGAGTAGACATTAAAAGTATACGTGAATCGTCACTCACTAAAGATGCTCTTAACATCCCGAATAGCCGATAGCTTACAAGAGCCGCGTCCATAACAATGATCAAAAGATGTTCAGCATAATATCCGGCTACATCTTCCTCATAATTTAGGCGATATGGTTTAATTTCGCAGCCCCAAGATTTTTGGTAACGATGATTGAGGCCATTTTGGTCGATTTGAAAATACTCTCCCAGTAATGGCGCTTTTGTATTAGCTTTCTCCCAATACATATTCATGAGTGAGAGAGTTACCATTCCATTACGCTCAAAGTCTGGAGCAACCATGACCGTTTTAGACTCAGGCATCAGGATCGTATAAAGGATACAAATGATAGCCAGAGCAGACTTATGCCCTATCCCAGTCGGTGTAGTAACGCTGACTGCTGAACCTTTTTGTTGAATCGCCTCAACAATTAATTTTTGCTGGTGGGTTAACTTAACCTCCATCAACTCTTCTGCTGCTAATGCCCAGTCATGGCTATATTTGCTTACCAGCTCTATCCACTCTGGTAATTCGGTGATGTTTTTAGGCGTCAGCATCAGCATCCTCCGCTACCTCTGCTTCCACATCAGCCACGGCTTCATCGGACGGTTCTTCTTTGGCCCGCACTGCAATCGCCGCACGGCATTTCGCCCTGGCTGTAGCGATTGCTTCAGCTCGCACATCATCAGGAATCGTTGACGTGATATACATATCCAGTTCTTCGGCGCGGAACACTGTTTGGTCCAGATATTCGCGTAGCATCCAGGTAAATTCGAAATCACACGCGATAATTTCTGCGCTACCTTCTGCACCATTTGGGAAATGAATAAATGCCTGTTTAGCCAAACCGATAACACGACATGCGGTTGCCAAAACAGCGACAACCAGGTTTACATTTTCACACGCTACGGGCTGATTAACGCCGGAGATTACTCCATTTAACTGTCGGTTATATGGAAGGTAGTTTGAGATGCGTTCTACGCGCCATGTGCCAGTCAGGCTGCCATTTTTAAAGATAATTGGTGTAACGGATAGCCCAAGCTCGCGTATAAGTCGTTGCGCTATAGCAGGATCATTAAACAGGTCTAATGCTACACATTCGAAAGACTGCGCAAGGGCAAACAGTTCTTCCAGCGAGTAGTCTTTGCCCCTGGCGGTGATGTAACGACGAACGCCGCTGTCCGCATCACTCCATATAGCTACGCCATGCTCTTCATTCAGTTCTTCATTAAAGCCGAGATACGTCATGATAGTGCGTTCAATCGTGTCAAACGGCAGTGACATGTCGGCGTTAACAGCCACCAGCAGGCCATTACGCAAGCGGTATTGAATTGCTTTAGTATTTTCCACGTTAAATCACTCCACTACAAACCAGTCACATGCCAGTAAGTCGCCTACAGAAGGAACCCACGGAACAACTACACCTTGTGCATTTTTTAAGGCGAAATAAGCACCATACGGAACGAGGTCGCCGGGGAAATATCCCTTAATGGCTTCCATTCGTGCCGGGTACTGTCCTTCAGGAACCAGCCAGCAGAATTGGTTTTCGCCGTTCCACCCGCGTCGAGCAACTTTCTTGCCATCCTTCAGCCACATCAGCGCGTCAGAAAAGTCGGCTGCTTCAAGGTCGATTTCTTCTTGCTGGGTGGTGATGCCACCAGCAGAAATAGTTACGCTCCCGGTAAGATTAATCATCACGCCGTTGTCATCCGTAATGATGACCGTGGTTCCATTTTTGGAGGCGTCGTTAACCAGGCCATAGCGTTCCTCAAATGGTTTCTCCGGGGCATAGAACAGATAACCGTTTTCATAAACGATCAGATACCCGCCAGTTTTTGGTCGGTGTTTTTGTAAAAACATTGCGTCAACACAAACTGTTGCCCCTTTTGGTTCAACGAGTTCGATGCAGCCCCAAAGTGGGGCATCAGTTACTCCGAAAATAACAACATTTTTGATTTTCGATGCACTAACGTTTTTGTGAGCTTTGTATTTGGGAAGGAACTTAAAAAGCTCTTTCGTTGCCATGTTATTCATAGTCTTTTCTCTGCTTATAACTTTTCGTACTGAAGCGGTGAACGCTTAATTTCAAAGTGGCCTTCCGATGTGCTACCAAAGCCACCAGCACCACGTTCCGTTTCGTTGAGTTCCTCAACCTCGACTAGTGAGACTTGTTCAACACGCTCAAAAATGCCTTGCATGACAGCCATTCCAGGCTTGAGACAAACGCCTTCCCCGCCGGGATCAGTAATCAGTTTTGCCATGATTTCACCGCGATAATCGGAGTCGATAATTCCTACGCAGTTAGCCAGGCGAGTATGTTTTTTGCAGCCCAATCCGGATCGCGGATAGAGTTTCAGACACCAGCCGGGCGGGATCTCCATAGCCAGTCCGGTATACACCCACCAGCTTGAGGAAATTGCACCATTGCTATCGACGCATGGTTTTATTTCAACAGCCTCAAAATCCATCGCCGCCGATCCGGAGGTGGCATAAGCTGGAAGTTTTGCTGCCGGATGTAGGCGTTTCACTTTTACGTAAATCATTGTTTTTTAGCTCTCTGCGTGAAGGTGTAAACCCGACGTTTGATATGTGGAACGGTAGGAACAGGAAGACAGGAACTTTCAATAACTCCTTGCTCCTCCAGCGATCGCACCGCCCGCAAGAACTGCGACGTGTCGCCGCCAAACTGGCGGGCATAGGTGCTGCCGTTATGAAGTATTTGAGCTATTACCCGAGCTTTTGTCTGGCTGTCACGATATGCGAATAGCCGCACGGCCTCTTCTGGCGCAATCGCTAACTGATAGCCTTTCCCGGCACGGTGTCGAATGAATCCATGCGCCAGTAGGTTTTTGAGTTCGTTACGAGTGCGAACAGATCCGTAATCCAGGAAGTGTGGATTGATAACGACTGGCTTAAACCATTCCGTAGGTGCTTTAGCTAATAGAGCTAACAGCTTCCCGGATAATTCTGGATAGGAAGACGGGTAACAATTCAGAGATGGGTAATAAGTTTTCACCGACGCCCCCTTGCAGGATATCGACCTGCATTAGTATCCGGTGCAATAAAGCCGGTAGTGGGGCGAGTGAAAGCGAGATTAATCTTCTCGACCATAGTGCGATAATTTTCCTGATAGTGGGCCAGGAGTTTTTCGGCGGCAATGATGGTTACTTTCCGGACGTAGCTTTCTGCTTCCTCCAGATTTCGCCAGTTTTTTTCGAGGGTAAACACAGGGACGGCCTCAAGCCCGGTCATGATGCCGAACACAACGACAGCATGACTGTTCTTAACACCAGCGGCGAAGGTTACGGTGTAACCATCCACCTTGAAGCGTCTTGATTCCGTGATTTGACTCTGCAAAGCACCCTCCTAAATAGGCGAGGGTACTTTACAGCAAAGGCGTTAATCTAAAAAGATGTGTTAGAAATTTAATTTACGAATCCATCAGGCGGCTATTAGCCCCCACAGACACGCCGCCACGGCGAAGATACCGCATAAGTGTTTCCGGTTTCTTCCAGGTTCCTTCCTGCATGATCTCCACCAGAGACACCTGCTTTTCAGCCATATCAATAGCGGCCCCGACGCGTGCACTATGCCCGGTCCACGTCCGGTATCTTCCTTTGTTTGGCGTAGCATCTCTTTTATTCAGCAACACCCAGGCGTCGCTGAATATTTTCTCCATTGCAGGTGCAGTAAGGGGCGTTGTCGTGATCCTGGCCTTATTGCTACGGTGTATCGGCGGGAACAGCACTGCGTCAGGATGTTCGCGAAGCCCGGAAAAATCCAGCCAGTCATTCAGCACAGCGGTAGTGCGACGGGAAAGCACCTTATCAAGCCCGGCGGCGGTCGTTATTGTCTTCGTGTGTGAAATATGTAGCGTGACAGTGTCACCTGTTTGGTCCAGATCTCCTACACGAATACGCGAGATTTCCGACATACGCATCAGCGTATTGTATGCAACAAAGAGAAAAGCCCGGTTGCGCAGGTCCACCAGCCGTTCTGACCTGGACAACAGGACGTCGAGCAGTTTCAGATCGTCCCACCGCAGCGGTATAGCCTGGCCTGTTCGTTCGCCTTTTTCAGTTGCCGCTTCGCGCCGGATGCGCCGCATAGCCAGAGAAACACTTTTATCATCCGAAAGTGGCGGAAGGCCACAATGCGAAAGCAGCATGTTCAGCATGGCGTAGTGCTTATCAATGGTGGTCGAAGCCAGATCGGCATCATGCAGCTGAAGAAAATACTCGCGGGCCATTTCTGGTGAGATCGGAAACCAGGCAAGCTGGCGAGCGTGACACCAGCGCGCCCAGGAATGAAACACCAACCGGAGGTCGCGCAGAGTATTCGGCGCATAAGCCCCCTGGTCATTCATGAACCGCATAAAGTTTTCTGCGGCTTCCTGGTACTCTTTGCCAATGTTGCGCAGAAAACCACCGGAACTGCCAGAGATAATTAATTCACTCATGAAACTATTCGACCTCTATATACAGATGACGCTACGCGAAAAATATAAAAATGACAGGGTAGCTATAAGTTAATTTTCAAAATACAAGCCTTTGATTCGAGGCACGTATTTTCAGTGATGTCAATACTGTTCATCTACACATGATTATAGCCTAACTTTAAATAATGCCAATTATCTAAAGTTAGAAATTTAGGAATTTTTTTCCTTTCCGCGCAGATGGGCAATGCATTGCTGGTGTGGGCTTTAAGTTATGCCTGGCAGTTTTTAAGCAGAATTTTCTAAATTTGATGATAAAAAAATGCATCTTGATCCTTTACTCACCCTGTTATTCGGCATAGATTTGTCATAGTAATTTTATGTTAGAAAACTAAATCGAGTAGGAATAATGAGTAAGAAGTCGATCGAGAAAGAGTACAAACGGTTCCTGCAAACCGCTGAACGGTGGAAAGAGCTGGTGGTCGCAAACTCTGTTTTCCATGATACCAGTTATTCCGGCGAGGAATTCCGCCATGTTGCACTAACACATGATCAGAATGTGCTAGAAGAAGCTGAAAAGTGCCTCACAGAATGGAAAGCCTTTGTTGACTTGTGCCGTAACGCTGACGGCAAAGCGTCTAACATTGTTGAGTCTGTATATTCTCCGATCCCATTCATTATCGAGGACACAAATCAAAGCACGCATATTGTTGTGCAAAGCGCGACCACCACCCGCTCATTTACGCGCGAAAATCTGCTCAAAAAATATGATGCAATTATAAAGAAAAGCCTGAAAAACAAGATATTTTCGCAGATTGTTGGTGCACTTGAAGAAGAGCGCCGTTTTTTCGCATCAGAACCTGAAGGGGAAGTTTACCGGGCGCGCAAAGATGGATACACAGATGTAGTGCTTACAACAAACATTGAAGGCAGCAATGCTCTGTCACGATTCAGGGTAGGCGCACACGGAGCCTTAGTGTTCGCAAAACTTCCGAACACCACAGTGCCCGTTGTTAATAATGTCGGCGAACGTCGCAGCATTACTATTTATTCTGGGGTTGAGTCGATACCTTGCGGCCTGCTTGGTGACTTTAGTCTCTATCGCGTTCGCGATCTGGAGAAACACCAACCAAGCTATGTTGCGAAGTCATACATCTTGCGAAACATCGACATCCGCAATGAGAGCTTAAAGAACAAATCAGCCAAAATGCTTGAGGAAGCCGATCCGGCTATTCGCCATATCATTGAGCGTAAAATACAGACAGCACGCGAAGCGATGGCGAGACTGAATAAAATGGATCTGGAGTTGTTAGACGTAATGATGACATCCGGAGATGACCTGACAGGCATAAAACTGACAGACGCGCGGAAAAGATACGGTAAAACCATAGAAGAACGTTACGGGTTCACTTTCTCCCAAACACAGCACGCCGCTAAACTCTGGTAATCACAAGCCCCGCATTGCCGGGGCTTTATCCGGTGCGCCGTAAAACCC